GCGAACGCTAACGCAGGAACAAGTAGCGCAAGCCTACTTAGCCGCAGGCGTGATCGGTTCTGGCGATACTGGTGCAACGAAGTCGTCCGTGTCTTCGTCATAGATGTAACCGACACCCGCATAGGTTTTGCCTGCGGTGTCGAAGAATGTTTCTACCCAGCGTCCAGGGTAACGCTCAGGGTTCTCGGCCATGAAGTCTGCGCTGACGACAGCAACATAAGTCACCACGTTGCTGTCATCAAGTTGAGCGAAGTATTGAGCGGTCATACCTTGTACCTGACATAAACGATTCCCGAACCACCAGCACCACCAGCAGTAGAAGTTGAATTATTCGGATTACCACCACCACCACCACCAGATGCGGTATTTGCTGAAGCAGCAGAACCAGCAGCACCTAAACCACCGCCAGCACCACCGATAGATGAACCACCAGCACCGCCAGTATTGCCACCTCCCCCACCCCCCCCACCCTTGTTCAATGTTGATCCACCAATGAAGGTCGACACATCAACACCAATTCCGCCAGCACCGCCAACAGCACCACTAGTGACCTGGTTTTGCCCAACACCACCAACGCCGCCGCCACCACCTGCGCCTCCATCCTGTGCGCCATCGCCACCCGCGTAACCATAATTTGTGTTCTGATAGATAGACAATGCGCCTTGATGATAGGTAGTTGATCCACCGCCGTTATACGCAGCACCACCTCCACCACAACCACCCCTCACAGCATTGCGAGTGTTGACGCCCACAATAAAAGGATTCATTCCAGAACCGCCACCAGCAACGGCACAAACAGAACCAATTATGCTTGACGCTCCTTGAGTACCCCATTGACTTCCAGCAGCACCAGCACCACCAGCACCACCAGCACCACCAGCACCGATAGTAACTGCGTAGGTTCCAGCAGCAAGATACATAGTGGTTTGCAATCTCCCACCAGCTCCACCAGCTCCACCAGAACGATTAGTCCCATCCTGACCAGCAGACCCACCACCACCGCCACCAAACAACAAGAAATCAAACAACCCAGCCTTGGTTACAACCAGGTTCGCATCAGCCGTGAACGTATGCACGTTGTAATTCGTTCCGCTGATCGCAGTACCGACAGCCGTACCAGAACCACCAGTCGCCGAACCATACCCAGTCGACACATCAACCCAAGCCGACCCGTTATAGACCTGCAAACCAGTCGCAGTCGAATAGGCCGTCATCCCAGCCGATGGGCTGGGGATGGCTGAGGCGCGGGCTGCGGTTCCGGCGAACACCATCACGGATTGATCCATGAGGTAGCCGTTGACATCAGCTGCGGTGAGGGTGTCTCCTGCTGACCATGTTTTCTTTCCAAGACCTGGCATGTTGTCTCCTAATCTACACGCTCACCCAGGCGGTGCCGTTGTAGACGACGAAGCCGTAGGCGGTTGAGTAACTGCACATTCCTGCTGATGGGGTTGGGATGGCTGAGGCTCGTGCGGCGGTGCCTGCGAAGACCATCACCATTTGTTCCATCAGGTAGCCGTTGACGTCGGATGCGGTGAGGGTGTCCCCTGGTGACCATTGTTTGCGTCCAAGCCCTGCCATAGTGTTCTGATTCTACCCTAGGCCGACGGTGGCATCGTCGAGTTGTGATGTGTCAAGGAGGAATGGGGTGAGGACATCGATTTGTCCGAGGCGGAGTCGGATGTCGTGTCGGGATGGGGTGACGACATGCTGGATGCCTTCGATGACGACATTCTTGGTGATTGTGGATGGGCTACCTACAGCAAAGGTTTTCGTGACGGTCAGCACATCACCGATCTCAAGTGCGGCCATCGTCTCGATCTGTGCGTCGCTCAACGGGTTGACGAGAATGGTTGCCTCATCGAATCGCACCTCAGGGTTCTGGTAGGTGTTGAGGAGGGCTGAGGCGAGGGCTGAGCCTGCTGCGTCGTCGACGAGTGGGATGTCGGTAAGGGAGAAGTTTTTGATTCCGTACTCTGATTGTGATGCGGTGCCGGATGCGACGCTGGATGCGGTGCCACCTGAGATTTGGACGGAGACTCGGTTGAGGACGGTTTCGGCACCGTACACGTTGGACAGGGCTTGGATGGGGATGGAGGTGACAGCGGTGCCTCCGAGGTTGGCGACTGCTGTGGCGAAGGTGCTGGTGATGCGGGCATCGAACTCGACTTGGCCGAGACGGTTTGCGAATAGTCTGCCGTTCTCTGCGAGTTGTACGGCTTGCAAGGCTTGGAGGACGTTGGTTTGGTCTTCATAGGCGACGGTGCCGCAGGTGGCTACTCCTGTGTCGATGTCTCGGAGGGCGGTTGACCAGGCGACTTCGCTGCGGTCAAGGATGGCGGAGACGCGGGCTGAGGTGAGTTGGCTGAATGGGTTGAAGGCGTTGAGGTTGGTTTGTCCGAGTTGTGCGAGGGCGTCGACTGCGAGGATGGTGGCGGTGGAAAGGTTCGGTTCGTCGTAGTCGATGTTGAGGTCGTAGACATAGCCTTTGTAGAGGGCTGCTGTTCCGGCTGAGCCTCCATAGACTTCGATTGCTCGGCGTGGTGCGATGCCGAGGTCGCCTTCGTACCAAGGGGAGGCGGTGTTGAGGGGGTCGAATTGGCGTCCTGATGCTCGGTCGTCGGCGACGATGGAGAGGGTGCCTGGGTTGAAGGTGTCGAGTTGGCTGGTTCGGCCTCGGTTGATGTTGATGGATTGGACGTATTCGGTGATGTCTACGAAGTCGGTTGATCCGTCCAGAACATCGGTGCCGTCAAGGGTGGAGGAGTCAAGTGTGAATGCGTCGGCAAGGAAACCGACGTCGAGAAGCACCTTGAATGTTTCCCCCCAGTTCAGCGTCTTGGCCATCGGCTACCTACCGAACAATGCGCCGGTCGAACCATTCGAGAACTGAATACCCGACACCGTTGCATACTGACGCAAATACTCAGCAATCTCAGCCCCAACCTCCTGACCCGACGCACCCAACCCAGCGTTCACCGTCACCGCAACCGTCGGGGCTGCAACAATCCCGGCTTGTGCTGCTGTTTGAGTCTGCTGGATTGAAGCAAGCTCAGACGCAAACGGGTTCGGCACACCAGCAGAAATCTTCGGGAATTGCTTAGCCAAATCCAACTGCACACGAAGCGACTCATTGTAGGCATCCAACGCCTCACGCTGAGCATCGATAGCCTCAGCCACACGCTTCGTCATATCGGCCTCACGTTCCTTCGCATCAGCCAAATCAGAAGCCAACTCCTCATACACAGCCGACCCAGGAATCGCCCCCGACACCTGCTCATTCAAGAACCGTTGAGCCTCACCCAAATCCTTCGTCGCCTCATACTGGGCATCCGTCGCATCAGTCACAGCCAACTTCGCCTCAGCCAAACGAATCTCAGCCTCACGAATCTTCTGAGGATTTGACTCAGGATCAGCACGAACCTCAGCCAACTCCTTCTCCGCATCCTTCACCGCAAACACAGCCTGCTCAACCCTGAACCCAGACCGTGCCACATCACGCTGAGCCGCATCCAACTTGCGTTGAGCATCCTTAGCCTGCTGCGAATCCGCACCATACCCAGCCACAGCCTGATTGAACGCAGCCTGAGCCTTCTCACGCTCCGAAGTCGCATCAGCCAACGACTTCTGCGAATCAGCCACAGACTCCCCAGCCGACTTCAACCTCTTCGACGCAGTCGTCGACTTGTCAATCGCCTCGGTCAACATCTTCAACTTCTCAGCCGCAGTCTTGACGGTCTTAGCCACCCCACCCTTACCGCCACCACCGCCACCCTCACCGAAGATGTCGGCGGTCGCCTCGCCGGTCGCGTTCAACTGACGCTCAGCCCGATCAGCCGTCGTCACCTCACGCTTGTAGTGATTGATGCCGATAGCCAGGGAGTCGAACGCTGAGCGAAGGGCATCGGTGTCGATGACTTCTTTTGTGGCGGCAGCGAACGACTTGACCGCACCAACAACATCGCCCCTGAGAAGTTGAAACTGTGCTTTCGTTACATTGAACGCTCGAGCTGTCACATTGACGAACTCTGCAACACCAATTGTGATTGCCCTGAATGCACCGATCAGAGCAGGCGCACTCTTTCCAGACTCGTAGACCAGCTGCTGGAAGGCGGCCACCAGACCCTTTTCCCCAAGGACTGTTGTGATGCGCTGAACAGCAGGCACCACATTCGTCACAATGAAGTCAGAGAACTGTTGCAGATATGGCAACAAGGCCGCCCCAACCGTCTCAACAATCTCACCAAACTGGCCTTGAAGAATCTTCAACTGACCTTGGAACGTGCCAGCAGCAGTCTTCGCAGCACCACCAAACTGCTCGTTCAGGTCACGAAGAACCTGATTGAAATCCTTGGACTTCTTCGTGTTCTCGTCAATCGGAATACCGAGCCTGGTGAGCGCGGTGAACTGCCCATTCGCACCTCTAGCCAACGCAATACTGACGCTGTTCAAGTCCTTGCCTGTAGCGGTACTGATGTCCATTGCAGTTGACAAGAGGTTCTGTGCCTTGGTCAGGTCACCAGTACCACGAACAAGAATCGAAAGAGCATCACGAAGGTCGGTATCCGAGATACCGGTCAACGCCTGCTGCTCAGCAATCAATCGCTCAGTCGAAGCAATCAACGCATCCGAAGCACCAACCGTCTTCTGCAACTGATCGGCCAACAACGCCTGGCTCTTCTGATCCTCAGCCGCAGCCTGCGTCGCCTTATACAACGCACCAGCAACCCCAACCACCGCAGCCGACACCCCAGCCGTCGCAACCGCAGCCCCCGTGAACATGTCCTTGAACGACCGCTTGACCAGCACACCACCATCGCCAAGCCCAGCCAAACCATTGTTCAGCTTCTTGAACCCGTCAAGAGCCTTATCTGTGTCCGAGATGAAACGGACAACGAATGTACGAGAACCAGCCACGCGCCGATTCTACTTCACCGAATCAATCCGCCAGTTTCTTCAGAACCTTGTCGATACCGATCAGATATTCCTTGGCGATCATGTCTTTCATGCGACGCACAGTAGGCCAGAAGAAGTAACCTGATGTCCCCTTGTGTCGGAGGAACTGGTCGGTTCGACGCCTGGCACCTCCACCGAACTCAGCACCAAAGAACACGTCGCCCCGAGTCACCTTCCTCTTGCGAACACGATTCGGACGGGACTGCGACACAAACCCAGTCTTCTCAGATAGCTTGATCGTCGGCACCAGATCACGGGTCGCTCGAATCCCCTTCATCACCTCCAACGCCTGACGGCTACGAGTCACCGAAGCCGCCTCCAACTTCGCTCCCTCCACCAACTGTTGCGCCACATCCTGAGCCGCCTTACGCATTTCAGTCTTGAAATCATCATCGGTCTTGGCGGCCTTCTTCAAGAAGTCGGCAAGACCATCAATCAGGATCGCCGACTCACCGGCTGTAGGACGTTTAGAGATGCGAACGCCACGACCCAACGGCTTGCCCTGATATGCCATAGAACGAGATTACCTGTTCATGTGGACGGCTCTCCATCGGAGATAGCCGACCATTGTGTAGAGCATTCTGGGTGATTCAGCCAGCAACATCGACGGAGCGATACCTGTCTCGCAAGACAGATATGCGATCAGCCAATGGGCTGACTGCTCTCCAAAGGGGCAATCACGGCTTGCGCAGCATCTCCCAAAGTCATCGCCTCTTGCTCGTTGCACCAGGAGTCAAAGTCCAACCCTGTCTTCTTGGTGCGATGCTCAGCATGCCAAGCAAGGAACGCGAGATCGGTGAGCGACAAACCATCCTCGAACTTTGCAACACTCTTGCTGAACTTCTGCTCGTAGGCGATGAAGTCTGGGAATGTGGCGATGACGATTCTGGTTGAGCCGTCGGATGCGCTGACCACTTCAAGTGGCAGTTTCATTTGTTACCTCCGCAGGTAAGGGTTGTGATGAAAGTTATGCGCCGGTGCCGGTCTTGGTGACGTTGCCGTCGATTGGCCAGGTGATGCTGGCGGTGGCGAGTTCGCCGACTGCGCCTGCGACTGGCGTCCACGAAACTGGAAGCACGTTGAAGGCATAGCTCGGGTTGGCCGAGGATGCTGCACCTGTGCCGTTTGGCTTGACGGTCATTGCAACTGCGGTGCCGTTTGCGAACGCATCGTAGAACAACTTCTCGATGGTCGGGTAGTCCTGGTGCAGGTCAATCGTGACCGAGTGATCCTTCAGGCCTTGGATGCGGGTGACTGCACCCGACGAACCGAAGTTCGTGGTTGCGATTTCCGCTGCGGTCAGGTTGAGGGTGACTGCTG